CCTCCTACCCCGCCCTCCTGCCCCGCCCAACAACTGTGCTACCTTCAACCCCGTACAGCCCCCAGCTGGCGGGGTCACCTTCAGGGGTGAATAGGCCAGACCCACCAGCCGGCCGAGTGTGGGACGCAAAAACCCCGGCAGCCGGAGCAAGTCCCCCTTGTGATCCGGTGTCTACCTGGCGCCTCGCCGCGGGTAGTTCCACATGGAACTCGTCGCGTTCATCCGCCGTTCTTCACGGTCAACTTCGCGGTTCGGGCGCGGTGAGGCACTAGCCCAAACTGCCCCAATTTGCAAGCAAATCGCACAGGCCTCAGAATCGCCCGCAAGATCTAACGATCATCGGGGATTCTCCATGGCGCAGCCGACACCGTACGACCGCACGCACAACTTCACCGAAGAACTCGGCAACCAGCACGGGATCAACCTGGACCAGGAGTTCGACGACATCGAGCTTACGGTTGACGAAATCTGCCGCAACCTGGCGCTGATCCAGCGCGATGACGGCAGGCTGGCCAACCAGTCGGTGAGCATCGACACGCTCGACCCCACGGTGCGCCGACTGTTCGCAGCTGCCGGCGCCAACATTCGCGGCGCCTGGGTGACGGCGACGGCGTATGCGGTCAAGGACGTGGTCAGCGTCTCCGGCAGCGGCACCTACATCTGTGCGGTGGCGCACACATCCGGCGTCTTCGCGACCGACCTGGCAAGCGGCAAGTGGATGGCGCTGGAGGTCTACCCGACCTCGCGCAGCGCCGATACGTTCGCGGCCATGCAGGCGCTGACCAACAGCCAGGACAAGGATGTCATCCAGACGGCCGGGCACACGACGGTGCTGGATGGTGGTGGCGATCTGTTCCGCTACGACGCGGCGTCGAGTGACGCTGCCGATTTCCAGACCGTCGTCCCGACCAACAACCTGGGGCGCTACAAGCGCATCAAACCGGAACTCGACCTTCGCAAGCTGGGTTTCGTCAACAACGCGGCCACGGTTGCCGAACAGCAGGCCAATTCCAACGCCTGGAACACGACCGCGTGGCCGTGGATGGTTGCCAACCCCGGCGGGCGCGTCATCATCCCGCGCGGCACCTGGATCGGCGCCCCGGCCGACACTTCCGTCAGCCGCCCGCTGTTCAACATCTCGGGTACGCAAGGCATCCTCATCGACGGTGAGGGCACCCTGAAGCTGTCGAGCGATCTCGCCTGGAATGACCTGTCCGGTCCGGACTGGATCATGATGCTCGGTGTCGGCACGCGCGACTTCACCCTCGGCGAAGGCGTCACGTTGGATGGCAGCCGCGCCGCGATCCTGGCCAAGATCCAGACGACGCTGACCGTTCAAGCAAATGCGGGCGACACGATCATCAGCGTGGTGAACGGCGACATTGCGCGCAACGGGCAAGCGCTGACGATCGTGCTGGACAACGGGGTGCTGCACAACCCGACGCAGATCAGCGCCACGGCCAACACCATCACCATCTCCGCGGGGATTCCGGTGGGCCGTTTTGCGGCCGTCGGCGCCGTCGTCAGCCAGCAGGTCAGCGCAACGATCGCGCACAGCGACCTGATGCGCTTCACGAACTTCGCGACCTACGGTCAGGTGGCCGGGGCCTGTAACGGCATCCAGATCGCCGGCAAGGTCGTCGACGGCCCCTCTGCCGGCGTCTACTTCATCGGTGACTCTGGAACCTCGGAGTACATCGAGGACTTCGTGATCGAGCCCACGGCGCGGCTCACCGGTCACTACAACGGCGGCCTCGTCTTCCAGCGGTTCATCCGCAAGGCGGTGGTGCGCGCTGCGGAAATCTCCAGCACGAACGGCCAGGCCTTCGATCAGGAAGTGACCGGCGGCGCTGGCCCGGCGAGCGACATCGTGTTCGAAGGCGTGCGCATGCCGGACAACGGCCTGACGCTCACGGCTGCGCCATCTGGCTTCACGGCTGCGCTGCCGATGGAGCGCTTCAAGATGACGGGCTGCCACATTGCCGGCGGTGTGAAGCTGAAGGCGATGAAGGACTCGATCATCACGGGGAACACGTTCATCGGCAAGAACGGCTACCGCGCCCTGGAGATCAACCGCTATCACGAGAACTGCGACTATTCTGGAAACGAGATCGTCGGCGCGCACAACGTCGCCAACGAGGCGGCACTGTACGTCACCGGCTTGGCCCCCACCGTCACCAGCATTTCCGTCGCGGCGGTGGCCACGGACACGGTGCTGACGCTGGCCAATCCGAATGGCAACACCTTCGCCGATGGTGCGTCCCTTGGCCTGCTGCTGGACGACAACACGGTCCACCTGTTCACCCAGCAGTCCCACACCGGAACGTCCATCACGATGTCTGCTGCAATTCCGGGCGGAAAGTCCGCCGCGATCGGCCGCGTGATCCACAACCGGGATACGGTGGTCGATCGCATGAGTTACTGCGACCTGTCCGACAATATCGTCATCGACACGGTTGGCCGCGATGGTATGCGCGTCGAGAACTTCGGCAGCGGCAACCGGATGCAGAACCTGCGCATCAAATCCACCACGACCGGATCGATCGGGTTCATCGCTCGGCAAACCAGCAACAGCGGCGTCATCGTTTCGGACCTGAAGGCAAACGGTTCCGTCGCCAACTTCACCACTGGCGCAACGATCAGCACGGCCAACTCCGCGACTCCGATCATCAATGTGGATTACAGCGGCTGGCAGTTCGACAACGTCACCACGAACCTGAACATCGACAACGGCGCGGTGACGGGAACGCCTCTGCTTGTGGTGCCGTTCCCGCAGCTGATGTTGGGCATGATCCAGTACGGGGTCGGCTCGACCACTCCGATTGCCAACAACCACTCCGGCCGGCAGACCCACTGGTTCATCGGCGGGAACGCGGGCGGCATGGCGGATGCGGTGACCTTGACGGGTTCTCCCGAAGGCGTGGTCACCGCTCGCATCGGCAGCACCTGTCGGCGCACGGATGGCGGCATCGGGACTTCGCTGTACCTGAAGACCAGCGGCACCGGGAATACCGGCTGGCGCTCGGTTGGCGCACTGCGCGGTACGGCGACCTACAACCCGCCCAGCATCATCCCAGGCGGTCGCGCCACGACGACGGTAACTGTTACTGGTGCCGCGGTGGGCGACACGGTCAGCCTCGGATTCTCCAACGCGCTGACCGGCATCACCTTGCGCGGTGAGGTAACCAGCGCCAACACGGTCACGGCCACGCTGACCAACCCGATCCTTGTGATCAGCGGCTCGGCGACGTATGACCCGCCGAACATTGTGGCAACTACCGGCAGCACGACCACGACCGTCACCGCAACCGGCGCGGCGGTCGGTGATCCTGTGACGGCAGGCTTCTCGCAGGCACTCAGTGGCTTGGAGATGGACGCCGAGGTCACGGCCACGAATACCGTCACGGTTACACTGCGAAACCGCACGGCGGGCGACATCAACCTTGCTTCCGGCACCTTGACCGTTCACGTCAGTGCAGTCGGGGCCGCAGTAGACCTCGCTTCCGGCACTCTCACCGCCCACGTCTGGCCCGCATAAGGAGGCACCATGTTCACCAAAACCAACTTCGTCGCCGATAACGGGCTCATCGCCCCTAGCGTCGACGTGTACATCCTTCAGGCGACCGCCGCGGTCACGGGTGACGCGATTCGCCTGGACTGCATCGCCTCGTTCCGGCTCAACGGCGAGCAGATGGAAACGCGCGGCTATCACGGGGCCTACGATCCGGACGGCGGTTCGATCATCGCCCAGGCCGAGGCACTGGTGCAGGCGCAGCTGGGCTGACACCAACATGGCGCGAGCCAAGAAACTGACGGCAGCAGAACAGCTTGACATCGAACTCAAGCTGGCCAAACGCATGCGTGCGGTGCTGTTGTCGCGCGGCAGCCTGATCGAACTGGCGAAGCTGTTGATGCCCGATCCGGAAGATGTCGATGATGTCGAAAAGAGTCTCTACCAGATCACGCCGCAAGCGAAGCTGCTGTGTGAGGTGCTGGAGAAGGTGGAGCGCGGCGAACTCTTGCGCGTGTGCGTCTCCATCGGGCCCCAGCTGGGTAAATCCCAGCTGATCTCGCGCGTGTTCCCCGCCTGGTTCATGGGCAAGAATCCGTACAAGCATTTCATGCTTGGCACCTACAACCAGGATTTCGCCAACGACTTCGGCGGCGAGGTCCGCGAGATCTGCACCAGTTCGACCTTCCGCCAAGTGTTTCCGGATTTCAAGTTCCGCACCGGTAGCCGCGCCAAGGACGCGATGGTCACGAACCGCGGCGGCAAGCTGGCGTTCCTCGGCCGTGGCGGCGCGGGCACCGGTAAGCCGGCAGACTGCTTCGTGATCGACGATCCGCTGAAGGACGCCAAAGAGGCTGAATCGCCGACGATCCGGCGCGACCTGTGGGAGTGGTTCAACAAGGTCACCTTCACCCGATGTCACGTCGGCTCGGCTATCGTCATCGTGCATACGCGCTGGAGTGAAGACGACCTGATCGGTCGGTTGATGGACCCCGCGCACCCGGATCACGACCCGGAGATCGCCAAGCGCTGGACCTATGTCAACCTGCCGGCCGTGGTGAAGGACCAGGCGTTGGCGGACGCGCTCGGGCTCACGCTGGAGATGCCGACAGACCCGCAGGTGATCAAGCAGTTCGGGGCACAGCCGATGTCGGCGCTGTGGCCGCAGCGCAAGCCACTGCGGTTCCTGGCCGAAGCGCGCAGCATGGACCCGCGCGGCTTCGAGGCCCTGTACATGGGCAACCCGGCGCCAGAGGATGGTGATTTCTTCAAGCGCGAGTGGCTGGTGCCGTACAAGCCCGAGGAACTGCCGCGCAACCTGATGAAGTACTCCACCTCGGACCACGCGATCTCGACGGCCGAGGACCGCGACATGTCGTGTTTCCTGACCGGCGGTGTCGATCACGAGGGCGTGCTGTGGATCTTGCCCGACATCTACTGGGCGCGCGAGGACGACACCAACGTGATCGTCGACGAGATGCTGGATATGATGCGCCGCCACCGGCCACTGTACTGGTGGGCCGAGCGCGGCCATATCTCGAAGTCCATCCTGCCGTTCCTGCGCAAGCGCATGGTCGAAGAGAAGGTGCTGGAGACCGTAGTCGACGACTCCATGGTCCCCAGCACCGATAAGAAGACCCGCGCTCGCAGTGTTCAGGGCATGATGTCGTTGAAGCAGGTTCGCTTTCCGGTGTTTGCACCTTGGTGGGGCGACGCGCAGAATGAACTGCTGAAATTTCCGAATGCGACGCATGACGACTTTGTCGACGCGCTTTCCTGGTTGGGTATCGGGCTGATGCAGCAGACCCGCGCCGCGCGGCCGCGGCCCGACAACCAGAAGGTCGTCCCGATCGGGTCCATCGCGTGGATCAAGAATCGCTCGCGCTTCGATGAAGCGGCAGAGCGTCGCCGCAAGGCGCTAGGGGGAATGTGATGAACGATGAGACCGTCTACGAACCGACGCAGGGACAATTGAGCGTCGATCCGACCACGCGGCAGGGCGTGTCTTCTGAGGAAGTGCCGGAGGACCGGCAGGAGTTGGTCAAGGAGATCCTGGCCAAGATCAAGGCCGCCGATCGCAAGTTCGAGAAACGCTTCAAGCGCATGCGCGAGGACATGAAGTTTGCACGCAAGGGCGCCGAGCCCGGCTGGGATGCGGATGCCAAGTACACCGCGAACCTGGTGCAGCGCCTGATCAAGCAGCGCGTCTCGGCGCTCTACGCCAAGAACCCGACCGTCAAGGCGCGTCGGCGTCAGACGCTCGACTACAAGATCTGGGACGGCAACGTCGATGTCGCCAAGCAGGCCATGCAGTTGGCCGGCTCGGCGGTCGCGGGCATGCCGGTGGCGCCGGAGATCCAGCAGCAGCTGGCAACGGCCGCCTTGCTCCTGCAGGACATCATGCAGGGCCGCCAGAAGCAGCAGCTGATGGACAAGCTGGGCAAGACGCTGGAGATCATCTTCACCTACTACATGACCGAAGGGCAGCCGCCGTTCAAGCTGCGCGCCAAGCAGCTGGTGCGTCGAACGGTTACCTGTGGCGTCGGGTATGTGAAGCTCGGGTTCCAGCGTACGATGGGTCGCACGCCGGACTGGAACGCACGTTTGGCGGACGCCCAGGAGCAGATCGCGCATCTGGAGTCCTTGGCCGCGGACGAGTCTGACCCCGACAAGGCAAGCAACGGCGCGCGTCTGGAGGAACTGAAGCTCGGCATGCAGGCGCTGCAGAACGAACCGCAGGTGACGCTGCGGGAAGGCCTGATCTTCGACTTCCCACGATCGATGGACGTGTTCCCGGTCGGCGATTGCGTCGAACTCAAAGGCTTCGTCGGCGCTGACGCGGTGGTGCAGCGCATGTACTTCACGGTCGACAAGGTCAAGGAGATCTACGGCGTCGACCTGAAGGCGGGCGGCTTCACGCCGTACAACCGCCTGGGCCAGGTCAAGGGCGCCGAGGAAGGGCCGGAGTTTGCGTGCATCTTCGAGTATTACGACAAGCGCAGCGGGCTGATGTATACGGCCTGCGAGGGCTACTGCAATTTCCTTGAAGAGCCGCACGCACCGCCCGCCCAGGTGGAGCAGTTCTTCCCGTTCTTCGTGCTGTCGTTCAACGACGTGGAGGACGAAGACGACATCTACCCGCCGTCCGATGTCGAACTGGTCCGTCACCAGTGCATGGAGTACAACCGCTCGCGGGAGGCGCTGCGGCAACACCGTATCGCCAACCAGCCGAACTACGCGGCGCCGGCCGGCGCGTTCCCCGACTGGGGCGACGAGACGAAGCTGATGTCCGCGGTACCGCATGAGATCCTGAAGCTCAATGCGCTCGCACCCGGAACAAAAATCGACGAGCTGATCCAGTTCATCAAAAAGGCGCCGATCGATCCGGCGCTGTACGACACTAACTTCGTGTTCGAGGACATCCTGCGTACGGTGGGCTCCCAGGAAGCCAACTTGGGCGGAACCAGCGACGCGACGGCCACCGAGTCGTCGATTGCCGAGTCCTCGCGTATGTCGACGCAGAACAGCGAAATCGATGATTTCGACGACATGTTCTCGCTGCTGGCGCGTGCCGGCGGCCAGATCCTGCTCAAGGAGATCAGCGCGGAAACCGCGCAGAAGATCGCCGGTGTCGGCGCGGTGTGGCCGGAAATGACCAACGCGCAGATCTCCGAGGAACTGTATCTCGACATCGAGGCGGGTTCTTCCGGCAAGCCCAACAAGGCGCAGGAACTGGCCAATTGGGAGCGCATGCTGCCGCTGCTCATCCAGATCCCGGGCGTCTCCCCGAACTGGGTGGCGAAGGAAACGATCAAGCGCATGGACGACCGCGCCGACATGGCAGAGGCGGTTCTCGATGGCGCGCCCGCGATCCTGGCGATGAACCGGCAGCAGCAGGTGCTGGACGACGACCCCGAGAGCCAGGGCCCGGCCGGCGGGGACAACCAGGCGCGGCCGCCGGGGCAGCCTGGCGGTCCGCAGCCGGCGATGCCGGCGCCTGGTGAGGCCACTCCGGCGGCCGTGTGATCGAGATTGTGCAGGCGGACCTGCAGGGCCTCGTTTTCGTGGCCCGGGCGATGCGCGAGCGTGATCGGCAGGAGATCTACGCCACCCAGGTGGGGGAGGATCCGGACGGGCTGGCGCAGGCGGCGGTCGGTTCGCGTTTCAGTTTCCTGACCTTGTCCCGCGGCGTGCCGATCGCCGCCCACGGTGCCGGGCACATGTGGCCAGGCGTGTGGGGCGTGTGGATGTTCGCCACCGATTTCTACGGCTGGGCCGCGGGCGCCGCGATCATGAAGCACTACCGGCGCGTCGTGATCCCCGGGGTGTTGGCGGAAGGCGGCCACCGCGCGCAGTGTGATTCTATCGCACTGCACAACGAGGCCCACGCCTTCATCGAGCGGCTGGGCGGCCGGGCTGAATCCACCATGCCCGGATACGGCCGCGAGGGCCAGGCCTTCATCCGCTATGTGTGGGACCAGGAAGCCATGGAGCGCCAAGTGCGGAAACATTGCACTTTACGAAACTCTACGGTATAAGCTAACGCATCTGTTTTAGGGGGACGTAATGCCGAACTCGTCAGCGGTGACCGATGGTGACGTAACGAACGTGGAAGGGGCTGCACCCGCCACTACGGAAGTAGTAGCGGATACCAGCACCACCACCGGTCAGGACAATCCTTCCGAGGGCGTAAAACAACCCGGGTCGATGCTCGACGCGGTGCAGCAGGCGCTGAAAAGCGAACCTGCCGCCGCACCCCAAGCACCGGCCCAGGCCGCGGAGTCGCCGAACGCCGAAACTGGAAAAACCGGAGAACAGCCGGCCGAGGAACTGGACCCCTACAAGGGTCTGCCCTTTGCCCAGCATCCGCGGTTCCGCCAGCTGCTGAAGTCCGATCGCGAAGGCAAAGAGCGTATCAAGGCGCTCGAAACCGAGAACGCGGACCTCAAGAAGACGGGCGGCACGCAGCAGGAAGCCGTGCAGCGTTTCACTGCGTTTTCCCAGGCCGTGCGGGAGACGGGTCTGGAAGCCCAGGAGGTCAATGACGGCTTTGCCATCATGGCCGCCATGAAATCCAACCCGGAGCAGGCGCTGCAGCTGCTGCAGCCCTACTACGATGCACTGTTGCAGGCGACCGGCCGAGGAAATCTCGACCCGGAT